AACTTGAACAGTAACTACGGTTCATCCGTAGTTATCACTGTTACTGGAACAACGCCTGCCTTTGGGTCGGCTGTTACCTTTCTCAGTGCGAGCGTTTACAATGACCCCACGCCTATGCTGGGCGTAACGTATGATTCTGTTGCGAATAAATCAGTGATTGTTTACTCTAACTTGACTGACTCTAAGAAAGGCTATGCTGTTGTTGCGACCATATCAGGAACCACCCCTTCCTTTGGGACAGCGGTTAAGTTTAATAATGACGGGGATACCGACAGCCTAACTAGCGGTTATGATCCAGACACGGGGAACCACCTTGTTGTCTATAGAAATGCATCCGTTGCCAATGACCCCGGAACAGCTATAGCGGGAACGGTAAGTGGAACTTCCATTTCTTTTGGGTCTACTATTGTGTATCAATCCACATCAGCGCCGTACAATACTACTTTGGCCTACGACACCACCAACAACAAGTTTGTCACGGCATATCAGATGAGTACAGGGAAGGGTAACGCTGCCGTTATAACAATGGGACAAGACGAAGTAACCAACCTCACCGCAACCAATCTGTTAGGCATAGCTTCAGCGGCCATTCTGAATACAGCTACCGGAACGATCAATACGTGGGGTAGTAGGAACGAAGTGCAGACAAGCCTTACAATTGGCTCTGACTACTACGTTCAAAGTGATGGCACGATAACCACAGCTAGTGCCTCCCCCGCGCAGCTTATTGGTGAAGCCATAACAGCCACCCAAATCAACATTAAGGACTACACCGGATGACAAATCTTTCCGATCTATTCCCTGCGGGCGCGGGCAAACAAGTTAGCTTTGTTGCTGATGGCGCAATAAGCTCAGGTGATGCCGTTTCGTTGGAAACCTCTGGAAAAGTTAAAGAAGTCACAGCCGTAAACTCCAATGTGGCAAGGTTTATTGGTATAGCGGATGCGGCTATTTCCAGTACTGAGAGCGGTAATGTGACGATAAAAGGCGGTATTTCTACCAACGTCAGTTCTTTAACTGCCGGCACAGATTATTATTGTCAGGCAGACGGAACTATAAGCACTGTTTCTACCAGCCCTGCGGTCAAGATAGGCCGCGCCATGTCAGCGACCTCAATTAACCTGGAGTACCAATCGTGAGCAATCTTTCCGACTTACTCCCAGCAGGTGCTTCAGGCAAGACCATTGAAGCGGTAGCCACGGCAAACATTACCAGCAAAGCGCCTGTGATCTTAAACAGCGCAGGTACGGTTAGCCCTATATCGGAAACCACTACAACTAGAGCTATTCCAGAAGGAGCAAAAGCGGAGATACTCGGAACCGAGAATAAATATGCAGCTATCGCTTATGACCCTGTTTCAGGGAAAGCTATTTGTACATGGCGCAATAACGAAGGGGCAGATGAATATGGCAGATTGTCCGTAGGCACTGTTTCAGGCACTACGATTACTTGGAACACTTCGGTTGTTTTTGATTCTACTAATCTTGCAAACGAATACCACACGGTTGCTTTTGACCCAAACACCACAAATTCTTTTGTCATTCATTACGGTAGAAGTGGTAGCACTTGGGATATAGCAGGGACGGTAAGCGGAACCTCAGCAACCGTGGGGACAGAAGTAAGGGTTAGGACGGCAACATCCCAAGGGCTTGCACCTACTCTGGCATGGAACCCTAACCAAGCTGGAGAGTATGCAGCCATCTACAAAGATGATGGTAGTTCAGCAAATAATATTTACGTCTATATTGGAACCGTTACAGGTAATTCTATATCACAGGGAGCTACTAATTTATTAGCAGCATCTGCGCATGAGGGGTGTGGTATAGCGTGGAATAAAGGAGTCAATGATGAGCTTGCCGTTATCTGGCGAACTCATGGCAACCAATATGTTTATGTTTGTAGAGGCACAGTAAGCGGAGCTTCAATTGCTTACGGAACTATTTCTGTTCTTTCTTCTAGCAACAATGGATTCATGCCCAATATATCTTTTGATAACAATGTTACTGGCAGTTTTGTTTGGCAATATTACGGCAGCACAGATACCGAAAGTAAATCAGGCGCGGGTACATTGTCCGGTGATACTTGGACTATTGGAGCTACACAAGTTACGCCAGATAGTGATTCGTCTAATTTAGTTTATTTATCTCCTATTCACTTTTCACAAACAACAGCGGGTGTAGGGGCTGGATGCTGGTACGGCACTAATGGAAGTACTTATGGGGCTAGAGCTGCGGCTTTTTCCGTTAGCGGAACGACACTCACGTGGGGTACTTCTTCCGTAATTGATACAGGTGATTCTCCTGTTGCTACTTCACCTCGAATGTCTTTCAATCCTCAAGATGCAGGAAGTTTCATTACTTGTAACGGGGAAACGCCCGCCGCAGGGTACGACACAAATACTTATCTTTCGCGTATTGCAGTTAGCGCCCCTAACCTCACCACAACAAACTTTGTAGGCATCGCAGACGCAGCCATATCCAGTTCGGCTACTGGTACGATTGTTGTGCAGGGCGGTACGGCTACAGGCGTTTCGTTAGACCCTTATTTTTCTTTAGGCACTCCCGTTGTCTATGAGACGGCAACTACTTTTTACACCGCCTCAACTTATGATTCTACAAACGACAAAACAGTTATCTGCTATAGAGACAACGGCAACGGTGGCGCAGGAACGGCTATTGTCGGGACAGTTAGCGGAACAACAATTTCTTATGGAACAGCCGTAGTTTTTGACTCAGGCTCAACCAATCAGATGTCTGCAACTTTTGACACTAATTCAGGAAAAATAGTAATAGTGTACGAGGACGCTGATGCAAGTCAGCAGGGTACGGCAGTAGTAGGCACTGTGTCGGGTACTTCGATTAGCTTCGGTACTCCGGTTGTATTCAGAGCGTCTGAAACGGGTGGCCCTCCGGTTGTCACCTACGACTCTACTGCCCAGAAAGTAGTAGTGGTTTATAATGTGGATTCAACCACTAATAAAGGTCACGCTATTGTAGGAACCGTCTCAGGCACTTCAATTAGCTTTGGCACGGAAGTTATTTTCAAGAACGATATTTATAACAGTCAATTTGGCGTAGCCTACGATGCAAACGCCAATAGGACTGTTATTACTTACCAAAAAAATGGGGGTAATGGGACGGCTATAGTCGGCACTGTTTCCGGTACAAGCATTTCTTTTGGGACAGAAGTGGTTTATAACTCCGCTGACTCTAGTGGCAACAATGCCGTATATGATCCCGATTCACAAAAAGTAGTAATAGCGTTTATTACGGTAGGAGTGGGTAAGGGTGTTGTCGGCACTGTTTCCGGTACAGGGATAAGTTTTGGAGCCTTGGCTACTTTCGCAGCGAGTGACGTTGCTAATGGCCTTACAAATTCAAATCCGATTGCTTACGACACGGCACAAGACAAAGTAGTCCTTGTATATGAGGACACCACTGCCAACACCTTATATGCTAATACGGGTACAGTCTCAGGCACTTCTATTAGCTTTGGGACGGCTACAACATTAACCACTAACAACACTGGCTATGCTGTGGTCAGTTACGACCCTGACGTACAGAGAAGCGTATTTGCATATGCCGATGGCGGGTCTTCGGATCATGGCACAGCTATAGTTGGAACTTTAGGTACTGGCTTAGCCACTGGCTCTAAATACTACGTTACCACTACAGGTGGATACAGCACTTCAGCAGGAAGTCCGAGCGTTAGCGCAGGATTAGCAATATCAACAACATCACTACTTTTGAACGGAGATTCATAATGAGTAAGACACTTACTTTTAACGAAACAGGGCGTTCGCCTTACATCTTTGATGATGCGAAAAACGTCACAATGGGTGCTGACAAGATCACAGTTGGCGATGACGCTGATCCTGATTTCTACATTGGCGATATGCACTCTGGCAATGCAACTTTGCACACTGGCGTGACTGCTCCGGCTGACTGGCAGGGAAACCGCTACACGTTTGACGGTTCAGACTGGACTGAAGTGGCTGATTGGGTTGATCCCAAGGTTGCCGAGATAGCTAGGTTGCAAGCGCAAATTGACGCGCTGAACGCTGCCTAATGAACGATGCAGAGATGGAAGCGATGATCGAACGCGCTGCGGCAGCGGGGGCTAAAACGGCTCTTGCCGCCGTGGGCTTGTCTGACGATGATGCCAATTCTGATGTAAAAGAGTTGAGAAATTTGCTCGATTCCTTCCGTTCTGCAAAGCGTACAGTGGGTAAAACGATTGTCCAGGCGTTAACTACGTTGTTCCTTGCAGCACTCATGGCGGGCGCATACTTCAATTTCACAGATAAACAGTGAGGTGAGCTGTGTCGGAGCCATTAGAAGTGCAGCAGAATACTCAGTTTCAACTGGATTTAAAAACCTTAATTGGTTTGCTTGCTGGATTTATCTCCATTGCGGGCGTGTATTTCACGCTGACATCGGAGATAGCGCAGCTCCAGCTCGACAACATTAGAATCCAGTCTTCCGTTCTTCTGAACGAAGAATTTCGCATCAAATGGCCTCGTGGGGAGCTTGGTGCGCTACCGGATGACGCTAGACAAGACTTACGGATAGAATATTTGCAGCGTGATTTAGAGGCAGTTGAAGCACTAATTCAAAAGCATTTTAATGAACACGATGCGGAATAAAGGTGGTTGAGATGATTAAAAAGTTACTAGCTAAAATCGGTGGGCCAGTATGGCGGCTAATACAGACAAGTAAACATCACCACATTGGTGGAGTTATCGTACTTCTAGTGATCGGCGCTGTGCTTTGGGCAGTTGTCTAGCCCATAAGCAATGAGGTAAATTAAGATGGAATTACTTTTAAGAATTGAAAACCTGTTAGCTAAAATTGGCGGTATGGTGTATCGGCGGTTAGATAGAATCAGTTATTCAGCACTTGGAGCTATAACCGTCATTATTACAATTGGTATTGTAATCTTGGCTGTTCTTTAGCCATGATTTCTGCGCTTACATCGCTTATTGGCCCAATTTCCTCGCTGCTGGATAAAGTAATCCCAGACAAAGACCTGCGTGAGAAGCTATCGCACGAGATTGCGACTATGGCCGAGAGGCACTCGCAAGAACAGGTCATGGCCCAGATCGAGGTCAACAAGGTCGAAGCTGCTCACCACAACATGTTTGTGGCCGGATGGCGCCCGGCCATTGGGTGGATTTGTGCGCTCGGCATGGCAGGTAACTTCCTCATTATACCCTTCGTAAACATGGCTTTAGAGCTAACTGAGAGTGGTGTGTTGGTTCCTATGATAGCCTTATCAGAGATGATGCCGGTACTTATGGGAATGCTGGGCCTAGGCGCTATGCGTACCTTTGAGAAAACTAAGGGCGTTAGCAGGGAGAAGTAGGCATGGAAGACTTAATCGAAATGCTCAAAAGGCATGAGGGTGAGGTTGTTACTAATGGCCGTCACGTTCTTTACAAATGCTCGGCAGGACACTGGACAATCGGAATTGGTAGGAATGTGGATGTTAACGGGGGTCTAGGACTCTCTAAGGAAGAAGTGGACTTCCTGCTGGAAGGCGATATAGCGCGGGTAATTAAGGAATTGAGTACAGAATACGTCTGGTTTAGTGATCTGGATGACGTGCGAAAAGATGCTATGATCGACATTAGTTTTAACCTCGGCGCAACAAGACTGCGGAAATTTGTCTTAGCCTTGGATGCGATGGCAACGGCAGACTACAAGACTGCCGCAGAAGAATTCTTAGATTCCGATTGGAGCCGCACAGTAAAGGGCCGTTCCGTTGAGCTTGCTGCTATGATAGAGACTGGCGAGTACTCCGAATAAGGTAGAGAAGCATGGCTTATTTTCGACTGGCCTTAAAAGCTGGCATGGACAAACAGAACACGGAATACGGCGCAGAAGGCGGATGGACGGACGGCGACAACGTCCGTTTTCGGTTTGGTCTTCCTGAGAAAATAGGTGGATGGACTAACTTTAATGGTGTTGCCTCCTACTTAGTCGGCTTTTCTAGCGAGACCTTTTCTTGGAACAACAACGCCGGCACACCTTATTTGGCTGTCGGCACTGAGCGCAAGATATATGTCTCCGTCGGTGGAGCGTGGTCCGATATCACCCCCTTACGATCCACTACCGCTGCCGGAGATGTCACGTTTGCAGCGACTAATGGCTCCGTTTTACTCACAGTTACCGATGCATCTCACGGTGCTGAAACGGGAGACTTTGTCACCTTCTCTGGCGCGGTTAGTTTAGGTGGAGTAATTACTGCGGACATTCTGAACTCTGAGTGGGAAATCACAGAAGTATTAAACGCTTCAACCTATACCCTAACTGCTCCTGTTGCTGCTAATGGAAGTGACACAGGTAATGGCGGAGGCTCAATTGTAGGTGCTTATCAGATCAATGTCGGCGCGGATCGAAGCTTTTTTGACTTTGGCTGGGGAACTGGAACTTGGGGTGCAGGTACGTGGGGAACTGCCCGAACAGTTGTGACTCAACCGACCATCTTTGCTCGCATCTGGAAGTTTGATCAATTTGGTCAAGTGCTTATTATGCAGGCGGTCAATGGTGCAATTTATAACTGGGACCCAGCCTCCGGCACAGATCAGAGAGCGACAGCGGTCTCAGGAGCCCCGACCAAGAGCACCTTTGCGCTAATATCCTCTCCTGACAGGCATCTAGTTTGTTTTGGCACGGAGACAACGGTCGGAACACCGGCTACACAAGACCCTCTTTTTGTCCGTTTTTCGGATCAAGAGAATATCAACGATTTTGTAGAGACTGCTATCAACACGGCAGGCGGACAGAAGCTCTCTGATGGCAACCGGATCATGACAGCGGTCAGATCGCGTGGTCAGATACTTATCTTCACGGACACGTCGCTTCACGGAATGCAGTATATCGGACCTCCTTATACCTTTGGTTTTAGCCAATTAGGCAGCAACTGCGGTGCTCTAGGGCCGCATGCGGCAGTGGATGTGAACGGCCTGGCGCTTTGGATGGGACCGGAGGCGTTTTATGCTTTCGACGGTACGGTCAAGAAAATACAATGCACGGTGCAGGACTATGTGTTCAGCGACATCAACTTGGTTCAAGAAGATAAGGTTTATGCAGCTCTCAACACCGATTACAATGAGATAACGTGGTTCTATTGCAGTGCCGGCTCTGACTTTGTTGATCGGAATGTGACCTACAACTACTTAGAAAGCGTCTGGTCAATAGGCTCACTGGCACGCACCTCATGGCAGGATGTGGACACTTTCGAGAAGCCTACGGCTACCGAATATCTCAAAGACAGCACAGCGGCCACTCTGACCACTATATATGGCCTGACCGCCGGACGAAGTCTGGTCTATCGCCAAGAAGACGGGTACAACCAGGCCGATGGCACTGCAGTGGCAGCGGTCATCGAGTCGGGTTATTTTGATATTGGCGACGGTGATGACATGCTGTATATGAAGCGATTCATACCGGATTTCAAGGACCAGCTAGAGAACCTAACGGTCAATCTTTTGCTGCGCCCCTACCCGCAGGCGACGGCTAATCCAAGCTCGTTGGACCCTTACGTCATCACGCCGACTACTGAGAAAGTGGATACCCGCGCACGGGGCAGGCAGATCGCTATTAAGATCACAAGCACGGACGTAGGAGCTTGGTGGCGCTACGGGACACTTCGCGTGGACATACAACCGGATGGCTTGAGATGACAAAAATCACAAATGTGCGTTTACCCAACGCAGCTCAGGGCGAGTACAGCCCACAGCAGTTCGACCAGCTTGTAAGGTCTCTGGAGCAGATTGTGCTGCAATTAAACGCTTCCTACACGCCGATAGTCACGCAGCAAAACAGCAATAAACGCGCTTGGTATGAAGGATAACTTATGGCAGACAAGTACTTACGGCAATCTCTGATTCCCGCTGCATCCACTGAGACCACTATCTACACGGTTCCGGCAGCGAACTCGGCGATGATACGGTCACTGCGCGTGACTAACGCGAATGCGTCTTCTGCAGACATTACTGTTGTCCAGAATAATGCCGGTAGCGCCACTGCTAACTATCTATACAAAGCGCAGGCTCTGGCAGCGGATGCGACAGTCGATGTGTTCAATGGCATACCGTGTATTTTGGAAGAGGCCAACGTCTTAAAAGTTACGTCAACACAAGCAGATACCACTTTTTACCTCTCATATTTAGAGGTTGATAGAAACTAATTAAGTCGCCATAATTGGCGTTATTCCGCGTCTCTGGCGCGCGACCCTGTGTGGTCCCCATCAAATAAAGGACGTAAATCATGGCCGAAGCGATGCCGGGCGGTATGCCTGCCCCTACAATAGAAGACTTTGCTGCTTTTGAGCAGATAAGACAAGAAGTCTCCCCCTCTGAAATCAACGAAACCCTTCTATCTGCGGCAGCGGAAGCTGATCCGATGGCCGTGGCCGAGTTCAAATCAGAGCTGCGCGACCTGGACCTACCTGCAGAAGTGCTCGATGCCCTCGACGACATGGTCGATGAAATATTAACTTCGCCAGAGCGTTATGCGGAGATCCGCTCACATTACCTCACACGGGACATGTCCGAAGAGCTACTGCCTGAAGCCTTTGATCCTGAGTTCTTTGGCGCTCTAAGTATTGCATTGGATGAAATCCGAGCCACTAGCGGTGAATCAGCAAGAGCACCACAGGGCTTTGCCCACGGCGGTATAGCGAGTCTTGGTCGGAACGGCGACACGATGCTTGCTCACGTCACGCCTGAAGAGATGAGAATGCTCAAAGATAGGGGCGGCGCCGGCACGATTAACCCCAGAACAGGCTTGCCTGAGTTTTTCTCATTAAAGAAAATATTTAGTAAAATAGGCCGAGCAGTCAAGAAATTTGCACGATCTACGATCGGTAAGATTATTATCGGCACGGCCTTGTTTATGTTCGCCGGCCCTATGGCCGCTCAGTTTATGGGCTTACAGGCAGGTGGAATGGCTGCAACAGCCGTATCTGGTTTTGTTGCCGGAACAGGAAGTTCTCTGGCTGCAGGAGAAAGTCTTAAAGACTCGCTCAAAGCGGGTGCTATTGGCGGAATCACAGCAGGTGCTCTACAGGGCGCGTCTAATACTTTTGGATCAGGAGCGGATCTTACGGGAGCTACACAACGTGCAGCAAAGACCGCGGCTGAAGAGGCCTCTAAACAAGCGGCCTCTTCTTTAGTCTCTGAGGCCTCTCCTTTAGTTCCTGACGCCTCTTCCATAGCACAGGAAGGATTTAAATTAGGCTCTGGCACGACGACAAATCCGGTCACCGGACTTCCTGGGCCTGGCACTTCGACTACAGCTTCTCTTCCTGTGACCGACCCTAATGCTCTTTTGAGAACGCCGCAAAGTATCCCGGCTAACCAAGGGTTTGCGGCGCCAGGGCCTATCACGGCAGCAGGTCCTGCTAATACTTTTGTCCCTCGTCCTGTTGCAACCATACCAGGCAATGTCAATCAGGCGGCTTTAAATACCGGCCCAGGGTTCAGTCTCTCAACAGGGGCACCTATTCCCAGGGGCGCGCCCCAAGGTATCGCAGGCCTCACTGGCTCAAGTAGTAGCTCCGCAAGCACAGTACCTACTACTTTCGCACAGAATATAAAAGGCGCTTTAACCCCTGGCAAACAGGACGGAATAGGTTTCGTTGAGGGACTTAAAGGCGCCGGTAGACAGGCCTATGATTTCATCTCTCCTTCCGCAAGAAAAGCCGCTGGCGCAGACAACATAGTCTCTCAGTTTGGTCCGCTCGCAGCCACAGGTCTTGGTGTTATGGGTCTTGCAGGAGGATTTGGCTCAGAGTCCCCTGGTATCCCAGAGGGCTATGGCGGAATGATGGATGATCCTGCTCAAGCGCTTATCGATGCGAATCCAGAGCTCTACCGCTTGCGGTTTGGCGGCGTCAGACCCATAAGTGGCACTACTTATCAGACCTACGATCCTCCTCCGGTTTACGCAGCAGCACACGGCAGTGACTCACGAGGCGTGGCGAGTCAGCACTTTCCTGAAATGGATGGGCCTATTAACGGACCAGGCACTGGCACAAGCGATGACGTGCCGGCAATGCTCTCAGATGGTGAGTTCGTCTTTACGGCCAAGGCGGTCAGGAACATGGGCGACGGATCACGGCGCAAAGGGGCGAAGAAAATGTACGCTCTTATGAAGAAACTGGAGGCAAGATAACCATGGTGGACATGACGTACCAAACCCAGTATATCCGTGAGGCCCCTGAGATTGAGGCGCGGAAAAAGCAGATTCTAGCGGAGAGCTATCGCCTATATAACGAGCCGATGGACCTTCCTTTTGTAGAAGCGGCGGGGATGTCTG